ACAGAACGTTCCTCCCTTGGAGCAAGACGGAGCTAGCCACATGGCACATGAATAGAGACTTGCCGACGCCCGTACCAGCAAGAGCGATGTTAAGAGTTTTGTTAGGGAGACCACCTTTCGTGATTTTATTAAAATATTCAAGATCAAATTCAATTTTATCCTCCTTTTTGTGATATGATTCGTATCTTTGTTCATAATCTTGGAGATAATCGTGTCCTACATGATTATCAAAACTTACAGCAAGAGCATCAGAAAGAATAGAAGGAATGCTATCGCGATTCTTCTTTTCATCATTTCCATTTGCAATATGAATGGATTCCATAAGTGCCAAATAAATGGCACGATCACGACACCACTTTTCAGTAGTATCAATCAACCACCCAGATTCAACAGGAACATCCTCCAAACAAGAAATTAGTTGTACAATCTCTTTAAAAGACTGTTCGTTAATATCAGTTCTTTTTTCAACTTCAATAGAAAGAACTTCTTTTGTTGCAAGTTGATTATATTCACTGATGAAATTTAAAATTTCCTCAAACACAATCTTTTGATTGGGATCTTCAAAGTATTCAGATTTAATAAAAGGTATAACTTTTCTTACATATTCCTCATTGTTTAACAAGTTTCTCAGAATTAGAAATTCAATTTTATCCATTACTTATAGTGAAGATAGGTGCTCAACAAATACTTTTCGTTGCTAATGGGAGGATTTCCTTGATGAGGAAACATCCACAAAGGAGGAAATATTACAAGTTTACCAGATTCTGGTTTAATTGTCATGTCACTGAAGACGGTTTCTCCCCCCTCATTGACATCATTTAAATACCAAAAAAAGGATAAGAATCTCCTAGAAGATGCATGATCGATTACATCTACGTGAGCATCAAATGCATCATTACCATCATTCTTATACTTCTTTATACGAAATTGTTCAAAAAGATTTTCTCTGGGAAAACATCTCTCGTCAATAAATTCATAATACCTCTTTTTATATTCTATCGTTTTTGATATGATAAGATTATGAATTTCTTTGTTTTCATTAGAGTAATGGGTCAAGTTAAATTGAGTAAAGTTTGGAGCTCTATTTTTCTCGATTCTTTCATGCTTATCTTGATTATTCTCAAATACATCAATTAAAGATTTGCATGTATTTTTGTCTAATACATTTTCATAAACATGAATAAGATCTTTTAATTCAGCACCCATAACTAAATTCTTCTTTTGCAATTTCGTCCAATTTTTGCATCACTTCTTCAGTGAAATATTCTTCAGGATTAGCAAGAATCTGTTTTGCATAAATCTTCTTACCATCCATCTCATAACGTCCTGCTACATTCTTCCAGAGTCCACCAATCTCACCAAGTTCCAGAAGACCATAGTAACGATCAAGGCCGCGCTCATCATAATACAAACGGATCTCAACATCTTTATTCTCCTTACTCAAACGCGATTTAGCAGTCTTAGCCTTGATAATATTTCCGACCACTTCCGTTCCATCCTTTTCTTTCTTTTTGCTGAGATAAATGATCGTACTTGCTGCGTATTTGAGTCCAGAACCTCCCCCCATTTCTTTCGTTGGTACGTAAGCTCCGATGACATCGTATGTGTGATTTGTGACAAGAAGTGGAACATTTGCTTGACCTAGTTTAAGTGTGAGCATTCGGAAAGCACCTTTAACAAGTTGCGATTTAGTCATGTCACGAACTTGTTTATCATTGAGTGCATCAGTGATTTCTTTCTCTGTGGAAAGCATACCAAGAGAGTCTAGCACAAACATACAGGGTTTGCGTTCCCCTTCAGGTTTTTTTAAGTACAGGTCCACTGCCTTGAGTGCCTTTCCACGAAACTCTTCTATGGTGACAACATTAACCACGACAAGACGTGATGTGTCGATGCCGCGTGACTCCACAAGGGATTTGGTAATGGCAGCTTCAGTATCAAAGTAGAGACAATAACCATCGGGGTTAGAATCAAGAAAATTCTTAACCACAGCGAGAGAGAAGAAAGTTTTTCCAGTACTAGACTCTCCAGCAATAGCAGTAATCTTATTCCCAGATACGCCACCAAATATGCTACCTGAAACCAGTGCATTAAAAATGTACGAACCTGTGTCAACATATTTTTCAGTTTCATCAATATCTGATGCTAGTTGAGTGTATTCTCCACCAATTTCTTTTACAATGTCTTTGAGAAAATCCATAATGTTTATAATGACAGTTTACTATAGCATTAAGAGAAGAAAGAATCAAGAGTGTTTGTTCGTTCGGACGACCAACCAATTGCATTCAAAATGACTCTTAATGGTTCTAAAAATCCTTTATCAAACTGAGTGTCATAGTCTATGTATTGATTGAGACCCAATTCTTTTGGAAAATCCTGAATGAATGAAATAACATTTTCATAAATTGGATTTGGTTTTTTAAGATAACAAAATTTGATCTTTTCACCGTTTTGAATGAGTGAATATTTATTGGTCAAATTCTTATCTTTAATATGATAGTTGAATAACAGAGCACCTCTTACATGAATTGGTGTTCCTTTACCACTATCCTTTATGTAAATTGTAGAGGACGATTTCCATTTATCAATATTAGAAGCAGATCTAGGAAATGATACTTCTTCTGGAGTTAACTTTTTAAACTCTTTTCGACAGTTATCAATAAATTCAATTACATTCTCTTCAGTTCCACTCATCAGAATCTTAAAAGAATCCTTTAGCATCTTACGGCATGGAGCAGGGGTAGAAGACTTAATCGCCTCGATACCTTTAATCTTAAGTTTAGGTTCTTCATATCGAACACCCTCACTGTCCCATACACTCAGAATGTATCGTTTCTTTGCAGTCCAAATACCACGTTCAGCAATACACTCACGCTTCATAAACATCTTTTGGTCGTAGGCGTTCACATAGTTAGCCAGTTTTTGGTAAGAACTTTCAATATACTTTTCAAATTCCAACTTACAGACCTTATCAAGGAATGAAACAATGCTTTCAGTAGTTTTCTCTCTTCCCGCGAATACACTTTCAACCAAAGGACCCATGTTAATGTACAAAGAATCAGTATCTGAAGCAATAACATAATCAACCTCTTGTGTTTTTAGAATTTTATTTAAGTATTGATTCATGCAGTTCATAATCCATTGAATGGATACTTGACCAGAAAGTGTGATCGCTTCTGCATTTGCCAGTTTAAAATATCTAAAGTATTGATTGCCAATGGCACCATAAGCAGAGTTAAGTTGAATCTTACGAGCCATTTGGATGTTATTACATCTAGCAATCTCCTTTTCCAGTTCTTTAGTGTGACTTTTTTCATACTCTTGCTCTGCAGCAAGCATTTTCTTTTTAAAGATCACACGTTCAGTGTAGATCTTTTCCATCAGTTCAGGAAGAAATCCTCGAACATCTTTACGATACATCGCTCCGTTAGCACAAACAGAATAATCTTTGTAAAGTTCAAAGTTTAAATCCTCATTCAAGATTTTATCCACATTTACAGATGGATGTCTTTCATCAACCAATGTTTCAGGACTGATGTTATATTGCATGATCAAATGCGGATATAGAGAATTCAAGTCAAAACTTACTACCCATTCATAAACGCCGGGAATAGGTTCTTTCACATATGCGCCAGCATATTTTGAGTCCTTATCAGTTTGTTCTTTGGGAGGAATTACAATATTTCTCTTTTTAAGATAATTGTAGATAATGGTATCCCACATTCTAACTTGTGAAAACACATCAGCGTAGTTGACTTTTGCATCGTAAGCCATAGTTATGGCAAGTTCAATCAACTTCATCTTGTCTTCCAATCTATCGACAAGTTCTACGTCAACGATGTTATAATCTACAAATTTTTGCCATCCTTTGGTATAAAAATCTTTAAATGTATCGAACTCAGAGTGATCAAGTTTTTTCTGACCCAATTCCACGTTTGCAATATGATCCAAACGATATGATTCTTGAGCAGAATATGTGAACTTTTTATACAGATCCAAATAATCAAGTTGCGTCAATCCACCAACATCAAAACAAACTTGTTGTCTGTTGTTAACCCAAACTTCGTTTTGCGTTACTAGTCCCCAAGGAGAAAAACTTTTCATTCGTTTTTCGCCAAGAACTTTGGTCAGTCTTCCAATCAAATAAGGAATATCATAAAATTGAATATTCCATCCACTAATAACTTCAGGAACATCATTTTCCCAGAAATGAAGGAATGAATTTAGTAGAGCTTGTTCAGTATTACACTCAATGTATTTTACATCTGGACGCTGATTGTTATAGGGTTTTGTTCCCCAAGTAATAATTTTTTTAGTAGTATAGTCTTGAATTGTGATCAAGAGAATTTCTTGATCACAGGACTTTGGATCAGGGAATCCATTTTCAGAAGCAACCTCGATGTCAAGTGTTACTAATTTGATTTTACTAATATCAAATTTAATTTCATCTTCGGAATACTTGTCAGATATGTACTGATAGACATATCGTTCATTACCATAGATTTTAAATCCATCTACGTTATCGTATTTGCGATAAAATTCCCTACAGTCTCTTACAGAACCAGGTTGAATAGATTCAACGTATTCACCCTCCAAAGTTTTATACTGAGTTTGTTTTTTAGATTTTACAAAAAGAGTGGGTGAATACTCTTCTTTAAACATTACATGTTTTCCATTTTCATAACCACGGACCAGAAAATGATTTCCGATCATTTGCACATTGGTATAAAATCTCATTTAATCAAAGTTTGGTATTTTTCGAGAAGAGTGGGTTTTGGATCGGCAATAGTGAAAATTTTATCAGAATGAATCATGAATGTATTTTGAGAAGTGAAATCAATCATCCATGGTGTCAGTGTTTGATCCTTTTCATTCAATAGAAAAGGTTCCACTAGTTTACAATCTGGTTCACCCAATTCTGATGGTTGTTCTTCAATTTTTGAAAGTAGTATTTGATTATTGTGCAGAACTATCAGTTTTATCATTTTCTTCAGTAACGTTTAGAATTTTTTCAACATACATATCTTTCAATTTTTGAACGGGTTCTACCATTGTAATAACCCAATCTAAAGGGATACGAATATATTTGTCTTCCGAAAAAGGTATCCACGGAAATAAATTAACATCAAATGAATGAATGGATTTGTCTTGATTATTTTCAGATACTGATCCAAAATCTTTAATCATAACAAGTTGTGGTTTGTTAAACAGATATCCAATAATCTTTTCATCAACAACCATTTCTTGGATGTCGGATACGATATTTTCTCCTGATTTTAAAATAGCAAGTTTTACAGTCATGTTCTTTCCATACCTCATACGTATTATAACAAGAAAAAAGAGGGGTGTCAACCTGGATTTTGCCAGGGTCCCCTCGCGCCGACGATATTCAAATCTATTTATTCACCACCGTCTCCTCCACCTCCATCACCACCGTTACCACCATTACCGTTTCCACCGGCACTAGAAGAAGATCTTTTGGGGACAGCCCTACCAGCACCGATATTTGTCACTCTATTTTTATCATAGACTTTATGTGATTTTGCCATCTTAAATGCTATGGTTTTAATTTCAGTAATGAATTGGTGGAAAGTTTTCATTATAGTTTTTATTTTATTTAGAGATAGTCTTTTCTCTTATGATGTTCTGGAACAATTTTCCTTATGTGGACACTGAGGAGTCCGTCTTCAAAGGATACGTCTGTGACTTCAGTATCGTCTGCCATTGTCCATGCTCTCTTGAAAGATCGTTGAGCCAGTCCCTTATGGACGTAGTTGGAATCGGATTCTTTATCCTCTTTTTGTCCCTCAACGAAAAGTTTTCCATCTTGCGTATAAACATAGACTTCTTTCTTTTTAAATCCAGCAAGAGCAAGTTCAAGTCTTGATTCCACATTACTGACTTGAACGAGGTTATATGGTGGATAGTTTGTAGTGGTTTCGTGCAGATGGAAAAGACGATCAAAGTATTCATCCATTCCAATACTATATTTGTTGATCCTCTCCATCAGAGCAGGAAGATCCGCAGCAGTATAACGTGTAAGATTCGTCATTATGGTAGCTCCTTTAAAAGCGAGTTTGTGTTGTGTGGACCCTTTCAGCATCCATTACTAATTATACAAGAAACGAAAAAAAGAGGAGGGGTAAAAACCCAACCTCTTTTTAGGGTGTTCCGACTTTTGTAGAGTGCCGCACGAATGGCACGTACTATTTATTCGTTTTCTGCTACTTTTCCTTTTTTACCAATGTTATATTTCTGTTCCAGAATCCATTCACCCTTATCTCGGTATGACAGAACTTTAATTTGATTGAGAGGTGCAATATCAGAGATTTTGTCTTGATTTATTACAGAGATTAATCCCCAATCTGAAAGCAATCTAATAATACGATTTCTACGCTGAACATCGTTTACCGTTAGATTTGCGTGTTTTCCGTCAAGTGCAAAAAGTTCTTTAAAATGCACCAAGTAATATCTTCCTTGCTTATGAAGGATATGGCAAGATTGATAGAGTTTCTTTTCTTTTCTTGATGCAACTCCAATACGAGTTAAAGTTTCGCGCACTTTCAAAAAGTCATCAGGTTCATTCAAAATCACCTCCACCATCATGTCGGGAGTCCAATTTACTTGAGGTTCAATTGTTTGATTAGTCATTTCGTTCCACCAGTTTCAAGTCGTTTTTTAATAAAGTCGAGTTGTTCTCTATTTAGAATTTTCAAAGCTTGTGATGCTTTTTCATTACTATATCCATAGTATTTTTTAACACATTCTAAATCTTTAACCTTATCCTTTCGGAGCCAGGGAGAAAATCTCTTCCTTTTCCTCAGACTATTTAGATAAAAAGAATATTGCATATCTTTATCCAAATGAGAATGTTTGTTCATTTCATTTGCAAATAAGATGCAGTCAAGATGTCCAGACAAACATCTATTAACAATATATGGTGGATAAGAGTTAATTTCTTCAGATAAATTTTCTTTTGTAAAGTTGATGGAATTCAACCAGTCTTTTAATTCGTATGTCATCGTATAATTTGAATTTCCTCGTCATCTGTCCAAAGTTCTACCTTAGTTCGGAATCTATCTTCCTGCTTAAGTTTTTCATATCGCTTTACTGCCTTTTTTCTCCACCAAGAAATAATATTTTCTAGATAAAATTTATCCCAGTTTGGTCCTGGTATCAGTTTATCCTGTTCACCTAAAATAACTTCACGAACATTTTGATATCCATACTCGGAAATATAAAACCTCTTCTTTTGAGTAAGGTTAAATGCAGTTTCAATTACAGAATTAAATTCTTCTAACTTTTTCTCATCTTGAAGAGAATTACGAATAATGGAAATCATTTTAGTTTGCCTCTTCATTTTTTTAGAAGATGCCTTGTTATCTGTCAGTGGAGTGTTGTCATTGAGATACGTAAATCTATCATGAAGTTTATGAAAGGTATCGTCGTGAAGTAACGGTAAAAATTTACTCTCCGTCAATCCTTTATATCTCATATATGGTTTTAATCCATCATACTGAGATGCATCTGTAGTGGATCCATATAAAGAAGTAGTTTCGAACAAAGCAATATCTTTTTCAAAAACTTCATTGAGCGTTTCTCTAGCAAAATGAGAACAACACAATAGTGCTAGGAGTTTTCCGCCAAGGTAATTATATCCAAATGGTTGTGAAGGGACAATTACAAACCCCATCGCAGCATGACGATTAAAAATAGAAAGATCAGGACTTTTTCCTAACCATTCATTTCTGGGTTTAGAATTAATAGTAGGAGATCCAAATCGAATAAATCCAAGAACTTTACCAGTATTTTTTTCAAATACAATCCACCTCAATTCCCTACCAGGAATGTTAGATTCATTATTGTGAGATGAAACTACTCTCAATAATGTGTTGTAATGTTCTTGAGGCAGTGATTGTTGAAATCTGTCCCCAACAAATTTAATATCAAATTGCATATCCTCTGGATGAATATCTTCATTAAAAAATTCATCGTGCAGAGGAGCGAGTGTATTAGTACCTTTAATAACTTCCTTCTTTACAAAACGCAAATAGTCTTCAATATTTCCCATATGAGAGAAATAATTTATAAACTCATCTGCGGCCCACTGGGCATCTTGTTCTGAAATAATCATTTGAATTCACATTCACACATGATCTCTGTTAATGCTGCAAGCAGATTTATTTCTTGATCCGCCACAAATGCAATTTGGTACTGATATTTAGCAATAATGAGCACAGCAGCAGGAAGACTATTGTTTTCAAGGGATGAAGATAAAGCATCGTAAACACGACGCAGTAATACACTAGAGTCATTATCAATGTTATTGACGACCCATTTACGAACTTCGGTAAAGTTCTTTTCTTTGAGATTTTTAATGAGATCATTTACAGAAACGTCGGAGAATGAGGCAAGAATTGCAGAATCAATTTTTCCTCCAGTTGAATATCTTTGAATTTCATTCAGAACACGTCGGAAGTCTGGAAAGTGCTTAGATACTAATTCAGCAACAACTTTTTGATCATATTCAATTTTTTCCTGATCCAGGATTGATTGAAGTCGTTGAAAGAAAGTACCTGCAAGTTGAACTCTTTGCTTCCCTTTGATGGTGAAGTCGATGACTGCACAACGGGAGTGAAGAGGTTCAATAATCTTGTTCTTGTAGTTGCAGGTGAAGATGAATCTGCAGTTGTTATAAAATGCCTCAATATTCGCCCGTAGTAGGAGTTGTACGTCGTTTCCTGTGTTATCAGCCTCATCGATGATGATGACTTTGTGTTTAGAAGATCCCGTAAGTGAGACGGTCGAAGCGAAGTTCTTTGCTTGGTTCCGTACAGTATCCAAGAAACGTCCTTCGTCGGATCCGTTGATGACATAATAATCTGCCCCCAGTTCATTACATAATGCTTTCGCAATAGTTGTTTTACCAATACCAGGAGGTCCTGCAAGAAGAAGATTTGGAATCTCTCCCTTCTCCACAAACTCCTTAAAGGTTTTTTTAGTATCATCAGGGAGAATA